AGGGAATTTACATGTTCCACTCAGTAGTCGAAATCTTACGAATAAAAATGCAGGCTGGCGACATGAAACCAGCAAAACTCATTACACTTTTATTAATGGTGTAGCAGTTCTATGTACATGTGACGATGAAAGGAAACACAAGATTCTACCAGCAACACCTGAGCTCATTCCTGCAGTTAAAATAACTGAATCAACCCCAATACCTGCGCAAATTACAACTAATCCTAGTTCATCACCTGATGTTGCATATTGTAAATATAAACCGTGCTTAAACAACATGTGTTTAGCAGCACATGCTGTAAATCAAAAAGTTATAAGATGCAATAAAACTGATTGCAATTGTCCTAAGTTCCACAGTTATAAAACAAAGAAAGCATATAAACCTCCCGTAATGAAGACAGCTAAAACAAATGAAGCCATGCACGATAAAAAGAGTATTGTTTTAACTACTGTAGGTAAATCTTTAGCAGCTATTTCATATCCTGATTCAGACCATGGGAATGGTGTTGTTATAGGTGCTTATTTTTGGACTTGTTGGCATGTTGTTGAGAACAATAATAACAAAACCGTAGAGTTAAGTTTTAAAGATGGTAGTATTGTGAAAACTAACCTCAAATGGACACGCGTTATGAACCTTGATTTGTGCTATGCTAGACTCCCAGCATCACGTCCTGGTTTAAAAATTGGTTCACCACCATCTGTAAATGATGTGGTATGGATTCTAAACTTTGATTGGCTTTTGTCCAATGAATGGGTTCTAGGAACTGGGAAAGTTTCTCGTATTGCTGACACTGAAATTAGTTATCATCTCGGAACAACGAGGGGCTATAGTGGTGCAGCAGTCTTAAATCCCCTTGGTCAAGTCATAGCTATCCATACTGATGCTGATATACCCACACTTGGTAATAGTGGTATATTGATGTCACAACAGTACATACCAACTGTTGTGTCGTCTTCAACAAACTCCACGGCCCCCACCCCACTTTAAGTGCGGTGGTTGGTCGTTATGCTACATTGCTGCATGACGGCCACTCCCTCATACGAGGGGGGCTTGAAGCAATGAGTACGCAAAACCTGACCGGACTAAATGGGGGAAATTTTGCGTACTATGGTACGGTGAAACGACACACTAAGTACAAAGAAAAAACATCATACACATCAATTTTTGAAAATTTTTGTGAGAAAAAACAAGTGAATCCAAAACTTGATTATCGTTATGCATCAGCGAATGTTGCTGCCGAATTACCTAGTATAGCTAAGTATGACAGACAACAACCACACGATGTAAATGAAGCAGCATGGGCATTTGCACGTGATGCTACACGTCGGCACTTTGCATGCATGAATGGTTCGTCTAAATTACCATTCTTCGCAGTTGCTGAGAATTTAGACAAAACTACTAGCCCTGGATATCCTTTTAATTTACAGTACCCTACAAAAAGTGCTGTTTTAGAGAATCCAGCTTTCTCAGAACATCTCAATATTTTGTGGCATGATATGACCACTACAAGTCCCACGAAATTTATTTGGACTTGCTCTGTTAAGAGTGAGATGCGACCTGAGGAAAAAGTTGAAGCTAATAAATTACGAACGTTCCTAGCGGCACCTATTGATTTAACAATGTGCGCAAATCGGCTATGTCTTGACATGAATGACAAGTTTTACGAAATGGG